TAAAGGGCCGTTCTCCGTCCATCCTCGAATTCCGCCGCCACTTCGTCGGTGTAGTTGTTTGCCGTCATGGCGCGATTGCTCACCGTTTCATAGTTGCCCGGCACTATCGTCGCCAGGTCTTTCGTGTACGCCACCCGGTCCACCGCGCTCGTCACGCTCCCCACCGGCCCCAGCCGCAGATCCAGCGACGTCCAGAAGTCCTGCCAGGCTTCGATATCCGCCAGGGTGAACACGTTCGTCGGGCCGGGCAGCTCGTTATAGATCAGCGACCCGCCTTCGCCGCCCGCTTCCCACACCCAGCTCTCGCTCATCCCCGAATCGGAGAAGATCGTCCCGAACGCCGCGTTGGTGTAGGTGACGGCCCCCGCGAATTTCGTCGGTCCGGGCCAGAACACGACCTCCTGCGTCACGCCCGTGCTGGCCGCCGACCTCGCCTGCCCGTTCGTCCAGATCGTGCCGCTCCAGCCGACGACCTCCTCCACCTGCCACACCGTGCCTGTGGCGTCCTGCCACCTCGTGCCGTCGGGCGTCACGAGGCGCGTGACGGCGTTGCTGTCGGCGGCCACTATCTCAATCTCGCGCACCGCGCGCATCACCTCGTTCGTGCCGCTCCGCCATGCCCTGTCGATCGCGTTCGTGGCGGCGCCGAGGCGCGCGCGCTCCGCGAGGTGCGCGGCCCAGAGCGCGTTCGTGGCGGCATCCATCGCGAGGTCCTGCGCGTCGAGGCGCGCTCCCACGCCCGCTTCGGAGGCGTAGCCCTGTGCGCTGATCCACGCGCGGGTGGCGAAGTTCGTGATGTCGTTCTCGCGCAGGTAGTCCGTCGGCAGCTCGCTCTTGAGCGCGTAGGGCGCGAGGTCGGGCGCGGCCGGGATCTCGCTGCGCTTCGCGAAGGTGGAATCCACGCGGTTGGATTCGGCCTCGGCGGCGCGGAGCGCCGCCTGCACGACCGCGTTGGTGGCGCCGGCGATCTCGGCCTGCAGCGAGCCCTCTGCCGCTTCCACCCTGTTGCTCACCGCCGCGCCCAGCGCGCCCACGGCCGCCATGGCCACGGCGTCCTCTTCGTTGGTCACCACGGGCGTGGTGTTCGGGATGTCCTCGAGCGGCGCGGTGGCGGCATGCGACATCAAGCGTACGACAGCAAGCGCGATGCACACCGCCGCCGGCGCGATGGCGCGCACGATCTGGTTAACCTTTTGCTTCACGACCCTCAGCGTGTATTCATCGCCAATCTCGCCCAGGTTCACGCGGTCCACCTTGTCGGTGTCCGTGCCCGAAGGCACGTCGCCCCGACCTTTCCCGCCCGGATAGAACTCTCCTCTGTCAGCTCTCTCGTCCATCTAGCCCTCCACTCCTTCCACGCCCGTGCGGCCGATCTCGGCGTTCTCGCCGAACTGGGTGTTCTGCTGCTCAAGCGCCTGCATCCAGCGCTGCAGGTTCTCCTGCGCCGCGGGCGACATCTCGGCGATCGCGTCCGGGTTCTCCTGTTGGAGCTGCTGGTAGAACTGGAGCCGCGCTCCGTAGTTCCACCGGCCCTGCGTGTCCATGCGCGGCATCACGCCCGCCTTGATAAGCGCAAAGTTCTGCTTCTCCTCCTCGAGGTCGTTGGCCGTGAGCTCGTCGGGCGAGCGCATGGCCTCGCCGCTCACCTCTGGCCAGAGCTGGCGCATCACGTGCCGCAGCACCGGCAGCGTGTCCACGGCGCGGTCGCGGTCGATGGACTGCAGCACGCCGGCGAAGGCCTGCACCTTGTCGAGCAGGGCCTTGTTGTCGAGGTTGCGCGGGTCGAGCTTGAGGGTGATGCCGAAGCTTCCGGTGATGTCCTCGCGGCGCAGGCCCTCGATGTCGCCCTCGCGCGTCACGGCCGCGAGCGCCTCGTCGCTGGCGTGGTCCTGCGCGGCCTCCACCATGAGCACGAAGAGATCCTGGAACTGCTTGAGGAACCAGTTGACCTCCTCCTGGCGCCTCTCCGTCACGTCCGTCTGGCCGTCGCTCACGCCCACGTAGGCGAGCAGCTCGGCCTTGAGGCGCTCCTCGGTCTCCTTGGCGGCGGCCGGGTAGGCCGGCGGCTGCATGAAGAGCAGGTCGTCGTTGATCCCCATGTTGATCACGGAGAACGGCTCGATCACGGCGTTGCGCGTGCGACTGCCCTTGGCCTTGATCGGCGGCAGGCTGCCGACGATGGCGTTGTTGGCCGCCATGTCGCGCACCTCCTTGGCCACGCCCTGGTCGGGCGCGCACAAGGCGGCGAGGCCACGGGAAGAAAGAAGGGAACGACCCGTGACCTCGCGCCTGAAGAAAGCGACGCCCCAGGTGCCGCGCCGGCTGCGGATCGCGCGCTGTCCGAACGCGCTGCCGTCGGCATGCCCGAGGACGGTCACCCAGCGGACGGTCTCGCCCGCGTCGGTGGTGACGGCCTCGTAGCACCACACGATGTTGCAAAGGTCCTTCACGTCCTCTGTGGGACGCGTGGTTTCGTCGTAGAAGCTCGTGCCCTTGTGGCGCAGCTCGTCCTCCACCCAGTCGGGATCCCAGCCGTCGCTCTCGACGCGCTCGCGCAGCTGTTCCTCCGTCACCCACTCTCCCCTGAACCAGGGGCTGGCGTAGTCGAAGTCCGCCGCCTCGCGCGGGATGCAGAAGTCGTCGCCGTAGCGGAGCGCCTTCAGCTCCACGCCTTCGTCTGCGGGTCCCCGGCAGAGGCATTCGCACTCGCCTTCCTCGGCGAGCGCGCGCCGCACGGCCTCGGCGTCCTCCTCGCGGACGCCCTGCGCGACGAGGAACGCATCCAGCTGCTCCGCGGCAGCCTCGTCCTCGCCGCGCAGCGACATCCAATATGTTCCCTCGAGCGTCACCGGATCGGCGTCTTCGCCGCCGTTCGCGGCTACATATTGCGCGGCCAGCTCCTCGGCATTCAGCTCGCGGACGGCCAGCGAGGCGCGACGGCGCCAGGAAACATCCATCGCCGCCACCGCCGGGCTGTCCACGAGCATGTACCTGAGCAGGGCCAGGAACTCGGCGTAGCCTTTCGCTCCCAGCCTGCCCAGCTCCCATCCCAGGAGCCGCTTGAGCGCATCGGCGCGCTTCTCGGCGTCGGGTCCCGCGCCGCAGGCGAACTCCACCTCGCAGCTAGAGAGCGCGATCATGACGAGAGCGATCTTGTCGAGGACCACCTTCTCGCCCCATCGCACGCGCTGGTCGCTGGCGCCGTCGAAGGGCCAGGCCAGCTCGTTCTTCGAGTCGTGCACGGTGCCGTCCGCGTGCTGTCCGTCCCACACGCAGTAGAAGGCCTCCTCGGCCTTCGTGCGGTCGTGGTAGAAGCTGCGCGAGCGTTCGCGCCACCAGGCGAGGGCGAGAAGCAGGTCGTTCCGCTTCTCTTCGCCCAGCGCCTTCTGCGTGCCGATGCGCTTCATTTCGCTCCTCAGACGCTATGCACCACGCGCAGCTGACCCATGGGATTGAGGCAGGTGAGGCGCAGCGAGGCGTCATGGTAGCCGCCGGGGCCACCGCCCTCGTCCTCGATGGCGTAGTGCGTGATCGCCTCGAGCGTGGAGACGCCCCAGAGCTCCGGACGGATGAACGCGCCGGACCAGTAGCTCGCGTCCTGCATGGCGAGCGTGGTGGTGTCGGCGAGCAGGTTGTCGTCGCACATCACGTGGAGCGTCACGCCGTCGTACACGAAGTCGTCGACGATGAGCTGGATCTTCTTCGAGTCCTGCGTGCGCTGGAGCGTGTTGACGGCGTTCTGCGTGACGGTGGCGCGCGCCAGCCACTCGCTCATCTGGCCCTTCAGGTAGGTGCCCACGAGGCCGACGAGCCTGAGGTTCGATCCGCCCACCTGGATCTTCGCCTTCTGGAGCTCCGCCTTGAACAGCGCCTCGGTGAGGCTCTGCACGTTGCCCTCGTAGCCGGCGACGGGGTGGAGGTACTTCGCGATCTGGTACGTCGGGTGGATCGCGGCCGCGTCCTGATCGTCCGAGTTCGAGCCCGTGTGCGTCCACTTCTTCAGCCAGTTCATGAGGCCGCGCGTCACCGGCGCGCCGTTGCTGTCGGAGTAGCGGACCGCCTCCTGGTCGCTGGAGATCGCGCGCTCGATGTTGATCGCGAGGTCTCGGGCGTCGGCGGCGCGCTTGATCGCGGCCGTCTGGCCCTTCTTCTCGTTGTGGCCCGGCAGCTTCTGGCGCAGGCGCGTCACGCGCCAGCCCTTCGAGCGGAACTGCTCGATCACCTCGGTCATCACCGCGTTCTTCTTCGTGGTCGCCGCGTTCTTGTTGTAGTCCGCGCCTTCCGCCACCTTCGGGTTGTACACCTCGGGCAGCGCCTCCACCTCCACGTCCTGCGTGATGTCGATCGGCGCCTTGATGCGGCCGATGACGGTCTGCAGCGGCAGGTCGTCCATGTACGCCTTCACCACGCCGTCGTGGAAATCGGGATCTATGAGTTCCCTGTCAACTGTAAAGTATGCCATTTTCTAGTCCTTTTCGCTTTCCATGATGAGGCGCGCCAGGCTGTCCTTTCCGCCCGCGCTGCCCCAGTCAACCTTGCCGCCCTTCTTGCGCGAAGGCGCCTTTTCGCTCCTCGGCTTGTCAAGCGGCTCCTTGTTTTGCGGCGGGCGCGGGGCGCCCGCCCTACCTTGCGGCTTCTTCGCGCCTGGCTTCCAGCCGGCCTTCATGGCCTGCCTGCCAAGTTCGAAGATGTCCCGCACCTTCTGCTGCAGGCTCTTCTCCTCGGAGCCGTGGCGACGGTCGATTCGCTCGTTGTCGTCGCGCAGCTCGCGGATCCTCGCCCGCACCTGCTTCCTGGTCAGCGTCCTGTCCCCGACCTCCAACTCCTCGTTGTCCTCGTCGTCGAGCCAGTTCTCGTAGTACGCGATGAGCCCACGGTTCTCGTCGCGCCTTTCGATGGCCTGTGCCAGGTCCTTGGTCATCAGGCTGGGCAACACGCCCGCCGACTTCGCCGCCGCGATGAACGTCTCCGCGTCGTCTCCGCCAAGCTTCTTCGCATCGTCCAGCTCGCCCTCGAGCTCCTTGGCGCGACGTTCCGCGTCCTTCGCCCTGCCGATCAGCTGCCTGATGCGCTTCTGCGCCCGCTTGCCAAAGGTGCTGTCCTCGCCGTCGTCCTCCTCGCCGTCCTCGTCGTCGTCTTCGTCGGAGTTGTCTTCAGGATCCTGTTCATCCGTGTCGACAACTTCGTCGTCGGCGCCCGTCTCGGGCGTCTCGTCGGTCTCTTGCGTGTCCAGCTCTGTGTCTTTTGTCTCTTCGTTTTCCATGGTTTTCCTTCGCACGTCAGGCCGTGCGCACCTTTCCGCCGGTTGCTCTTCGCGGTTGCGGGTACGGCGACATCCCGCTCGCGGTAAACAGATTTTCGCACATGTCAAGACCTCGCGCGAGAAAAATCAACCGAAAAGGTCGATTTTTCTGGCGTGTATTACACTGTGTATGCGGATTTGTAATCACTCCGCCCGGCTAAGCCTCGCGCGGGGTTTTCAGCGCCTCCTTCCGCCGGCTGCGATGCGGCGCTTCTGCGGGCGCGAAGGCCCGCCACTCCGATCTTGTTTCTCCCCGGCCATCTCCTCGCTTGCGTCCAGGATTCCGCTCAGCACCGCGTAGCGGTCCAAGTCGATCATGTCCTTGCACGCGCCCTTCTGGCCGTCGGCGCCCGTGTACATGCCGTAGGCGGCGATGGTGTTCACGCACTCGGCGCTCACCTTGTAGCGGCCGCTCTTCACCAGGTCCTGCAGCACGTCGAGGCCCACGCTGATCTTCTGTCCGCTCGCGGGCACGAATCCCTCGGCGAGACGGCTCACCTGCTCGAAGAGGCTCGTGTTCTCCTTCGCGCCGATCTTGCTCTGGCTCGCCGCCCGCGCGTCGATCACGCGGTACTCGACCGGCTCCGCCGTGCCGTCCAGCTCGCTCCAGTCCTCCACCTCGTCCAGCTCCGCGCCCGGATCGTAGCACGCCCATCCCTCCAGCCGCGCGATCTCGCGCTTGTAGGCGAGGAAGCCGAAACCGAAGTCGTCCTGTCCGTCGCCACGGTCGCCGTCGTTGATGCCGCCCTTGCGGTCGCTCGGCACGGCCCACGGCCCCGGCACGCCTACGCCCGGTATCTCGTAGTTGCCCGGCCATTCGCGGTACTTGTAGAGCGTCCCCGTCGCCGGATCGTAGCCGTACCATCCGAACGCCCAGTTGCGCTCCGGCGCGGGATCCACCACCATGATGCGCACGAGCTTCTGCGGGATCTCGTGCGGCGCCACGATGTTGCGCTCCTTCGCGAAGCTCTTGAAGATGAGGCCGCGCACCTGCTCCGCGATGCCGTACACGCGCTTGCGGATCATGGCCGTCGCGTTCGCGTTCTTCCGCGCGTTCGCGATCACCTCGCCCGGCATGCCGTACGGGTTGTCCCTTCCGAAGAACCAGATCGCCGCCGCCTCTCCGCCCTTGCACACCGCGATCCTCGGCGTTACCTCGAAGCGCCTGTTTTGCCGGCCGGCCTCCGTGCCGGCCATCGCCTCGATGCGATCCGGCGATCCCGCCATGATCGCGGCGTAGCTCTCCGGCCGCGCCTCCGGCACGCCGGGATCCTCCTTGCCGCCGCCGTCGCGCCACGCGCAGAGACGGTCCCATTCTTCCATGCGCAGGCCGAGCTCGTTCCAGGGCTCCGGCGGCCCGCCGTCCACCGGCAGCATGTAGGCCGTGTGCCAGCGCGTGACGGTCATGCCGTCGAGGTAGTCCTTCACGACGGGCGTGTACCCGCTCACCGGCGTGAAGGTGCCCAGCAGGAACCCGCGCTTGGACGCGAGGCGGAAGCGCGCCGCGTCGAGGAAGCTCTTGGGGAACTCCTCGTCGAGCCAGCAGTAGTCGAGCGCGCTGCCCTCCATCGCGCCGTCCACATCCATGTCGTAGCTGATGAATCGGATGTCGCTGCCGTTGCCGAAGGTGATCTTGCTGCTGCTGAACCCGTTCTGCTTGGTGTAGCTGATGTGCTCCTCGTTGTCCTTCGATTTCTTGCCGGCGATATTGCGCGCCTTGAGTTCCTTGGGCAGGTAGTGCCAGACGCGCGGCATCTGCACCTGCTTTCCCGTCGGCAGCGTCTGCATGCCGATGTTCGCGCTGCGCGTGCCGAGCATGGCCGTGCGGATCGCGAGCTTCGCGGCGAAGTCCGTCTTGCCCGAGCGGTTCGCGCCCATGATCAGGATCTCGCCCACGGGCCGCTCGAAACCGAGACGCCGACGCGTCTCGGCGCAGAACGCCTCCCAGATTTCAGATTTTAGATTGAAGATTGAAGATTGATCCTTCGTGCTTTCAACTGACGGCTTCTCAATCTTCAATCTTAAATCTTCAATATGCAATCTGCAACACCGAATGTCGCTCTCCGTCGGCTCGTAGCCGCGCATGAGGGCGCGGGCCACGATCCAGATGGGCGGCTCGTAGCCGTGCCTGTACGGATCATCCCTCATGCGCTTCAGGAGCGATTCGCGGCCCTTGGCCAGCCACGCGGCCGCCGTCTCCGTGGGCACGCCGCGATCGGCGGCCACTTTCCTCACCTGCGCGGCGTCGAACGGCTGGTAGAACTGGTCTCTCATCGCTCCCTCCTCAGACGGCCCTGCTGGCGCAGCGCCGCGCAGTAGAGGTCCTCGAACTTGGCGATGCCCGCGAGCATGCCGCGCATCGTCGCGAGATCCTCGCCCGTGAGCTTCTTCTTGCTCCGCGCAAGGCTCCAGGTCACCTCCTCGCGCACCTGCCGCGCCACCGCGAGCGGCACGCTCAGGTCCATGTCCGTGTTCTTCTCGAAGTAGCGGCGCACCTGCTCCTCGGTAATGCCGTCCACCATATCGTCGAGCGTCGGCTCCGCCTCGCCGACCTCGCAGAACCAGTCTGCTATCGCCTTCCACAGTCTTTTCATTTCGCGTTCCTTTCGCTTTTAGTTGGTAGTTGGTAGTTGGTAGATGGTAGTGCGCCAGAGCCGAGT